TATACTCCCGCATTTTGGGTTTTAATATATGTGTTAAAAGGGTTTGTTGACCCAGAAACAGATACACCATTTGAAATGTCTGTTGAATTAAGAGACATTGAACGAGGTATATTTGCTACGGGGTTGGTTTGGGTTGTAGTGTCATAGAAGCTACCGTATGAACCTGTTGCTGTGTTAAAAATTGTACTTCCACTTAATGTAGCACTAACGGTAACTTGGCCTAAACCATTTGTTGGAGATAAAGAAATATTTGGACCTGCTAGTAATTGCGTTACTCCTCCATTTGCAGCATATGATGCACTTAACGCTCGAGTAGCAAATGAGGATGTTAAAGCATATGAGGCACTAGTTGCAAATGAAGCGCTTGCTATACTTCCAAGTACATAAGATGCTGTTAAAGCATATGATGCACTAGTTGCAAATGAAGCGCTTGCTATACTTCCAAGTAGATAAGATGCAGTAGCGGCATATGAAGCAGAAGTAGCGCTAACAGCATTTGTAATACTGCCACTAAAATAAGATGCAGATACTGCTTGATCTACTATAACATTTCGTAAATATTGTGAACCGTTGTTGTTTTTTTCATCGTAAACAACATTTTGAGGAGCATAGTACGTTTGACCCGTACTTGGGTCAGTAACTTGTACTAATGGGATTTGTTGATCTTTCTTAAAATTCTGCATGTCGTACTATAAATATTGGGAGTACGTAAGGAAAAAAAGAGCCCCTAAATGGGGCTCCAATCATTTCTAGAGAAATAATTATTTGTATGGCACGTAAGATGTAGCACCACCTTTTTTAACTGCCTTAAGAATTTGTTTTCTTTGTTTACCTGTAGACTCGTAAGATACGTGTACCCAATCTGGGTTAGTATCTGTTCCAAATTCCCAGATCAACTGATCAAAATTTAGGTTTTCTTTGATGAAATCAAATACCATTTTGTTGGTAACACCACCAGCATGTCCATCCATATCGATGTCGATTGCTTCACCTGAACAATGTTGTGATGACGGGATATAAACACCATTAACTGTTTTACCTGCTCCACCAATTGCTTTATTCAATTCAGCTGAACGATACCCAGATGAAATAAAGATTGGTTTTTCAAAATGTTTGCGGATTGGTTCAAAAATATTTTCAGCCAATAATTTGAAATTTGCAATATGGGCTTCAGTAGGCATATTAGAAATTCCACGACGTTTTGCAGTGTCACTCTTTGTAACTTCTGCTAAAGATAAATGTTCACTTAATTGCATAATTTATTTATTTAACGAATTGATGATATTTGTATGTTTTTGCTTTACGGTCTTCTAAACCATGTGTACCTCCGTTGATACGTTTTGTTAATTCCAAAATTGCAGCATCATTGATTCCTTTATCGCAAATAGCCCACAATTTGTTTCTTTCAAAGAAGAACATTGCTGATTCAAAAGAATATTTTGTAGCTACTAGATCAGGATTTTCTAGCACTTCATTGTTGCCTAAATACTTTGCAAACGCCTCGTAATTTGATTTACCAGTTAATTGCAATGCACCACGACCTCTAAATTTCCAACCATCTCCTGAGGCTTCATCACCATTACCCATACGAGATGCGTAAACACGATTAGCAATTTTTTCAGGTTGACGAGCATAAGATTCTTCTAATGTACCCGGGAAATATTTTCCAAAGATACCTTGCAAACCTTGTGCTGAATAGTTTAGGTTTTCGCTAAATGCTTTAAAACCACCGGTTTCGTGTGATGTTTGGGCAAAGAAATGCGCTGCACGAATTGGAGTTAACTTAAGCAACGTCATTGCTGCTTTCATTGTACCAGGACCAAAAGCACCGTCTGCGGCTACTCCTGCTCTTTCTTGTAAACTTTTTAAACTCATTATTTTTTATCTTTTTTATTAATCCACTTATCAACTGATGCAATACCGAATGAACCTAAAACAATTACCATAAAACCATCAAAGATAAATTTGTTGATTAATAATGGCTTACCATAGGCTCCGGTAGCTAAGTCTACTACTAAAGCTATTACTAGCATAAAGAATGCGATGAAACCAACTACTGATTTTTCGTTGATTGAATTGTTGTCGTCAAACAACTGTTTAAAGAAATTTCTCATAATCTATGTATTTTTGGTCTGTTTGGTAATGTTATTTCTTGTTCCCACCCTTTTCTAAAAGAGTCATTTTTCTTTTTATGTACAAATGGAGTATCAGTTATTCTATAAAAAAATATGGCTCCTGTATAATCATTTTTTCTTACTTCATAATCTGAAAGGTCTATTGCTTCAATACAAGTGCTATCATATGAATAATATAACCATGATCCTTCTTTAGCTCTATCATATATCCATGATTCTATATAATCCAGAAACATTAATGTATTGATATATTCAGCATTTAATAAGTCATACTGAACTAAAGCAAAATTAGTTACTCTTAGTAATGAATCCTGATGGTTAAGCAATGAATCTTTAAAATGAATCAATTGCTTTGTGTCTGCAATTTTTTGTTTCTGAGATTCAAAAATATCATTGATAGTATCTGCTTGACCTTTGGTAAGAATAACTACTGAGTCATCATTAATTATCGTCTGAAGTGGGTAGCGTGATTGGCTGAAACTCAAACTGCTTACCAGTAGACTGCTTACGAACAATATCTTTTTCATTGGCTAATTCTTTTTTAATGTCTTTTACTACAGATTTTGTACTGTCTAAATCACTTATAACTTCAGAAACCATTTCTTCAAGGTTTGTTTTTTCTTCTACTAACTGTTTATTTGCTGTTTTTAGTTGCTTTACGCTACTTGTTAGCTTTTGGTTTGATTGAGTTAGTTGTTTGTTTTCTCCATTTAAATGGATATTATCTTCAACTACTACTACATGTCCATGACCACTAGAGAAAATATCAAGTAGAACTAAGGCTATAAACGAGGCTCCTACTATGAGTAACTTTTTCTTCATAGTTATCTTTTCTTACTACCAAACAATGATAGTATTGTCTCTTTTAAGCTTTTAGAGCTTTCAGTGCTTTCTTCTAGTTTTTTCTCTAGATCTTCACGATACTCACCTTCTAGTTCTTCTACTCTTGATCGTAGATCTTCTTCACTTTTCATCAACCTGTTTAGAAATATCCAACAAAGATAACCTAAGCCAAGGACTGCAAATCCTAAAACTCCATACTGTGTTAATACTTCAAATGGTCCGAATGACATTATTTTCTAGGTTTACGTTTGGTTGTAGTTTTTTTCTCTTTTAATTCTTCTTGTAAACGATCTTTTTCAGCTAAATGACGCTTAATGAATAGCCAAGCTACATAGCCTAAAGCTAAAACGGCTAGACCTAATGGACCGTAGTCTGCTAATTGTCCAAAAACACCAAAGTCTGTTGATGTAGCTGCTGTTGTGTCTGCGATTAATGGTAACATAGTTTTCTTTTTATTATACATATAAAAAAGGGGGGTAAGATTTAACTTACCCCCATTTCATTTTATTAAAAGTCTATTACCCCTCGCAGCTAACACAGTCGGCAGTACGTTGAAGATTATCTCCTCTTAAAATACTTTCTGAGCGCATGTAATACAAAGTTTTAATACCTTCTTTCCATGCCAATTTATGTACCTCACTAATGTATTTTGGTGAATCAGATGGATCAAATGTTAAGTTCAATGAAATAGCTTGGTCAATATGTTTTTGACGAATACCATTTTGGCGAACAATTTCGTATGGATTGATTTCTTTGAATGTCAAGAATACTTGTTTTTCTTCATCCGACAAAATGTGATCAGGCAATCCCATTACTGAACCTTTATCTTTAGCGATTTGTTCCCAAATACTATCGATGTTAAACCCTTTAGATTCAAGTAAACGCTCCAATGTTGGATTTTTCTTGATAAATGTACCTTTAGCTGTTTTTAAGTTAAATACATTTGCTGGGATTGGTTCAATTGAAGGTGAAACACCACCTGAAATATTAGCGTTTGATACTGTTGGGGCAATTGCTAAATGGTGTGTATGTCTCAAGCCTGTACCTTTACACCATTCTGGTTCTCCATATTCAATTGCTTGATCACGAGATGCTTTTAATGCTCCTTCTTCAATAAATTGAGACATCATTCGAGTGTAAGAATTTGCTTGGATGCCGGCAAATGGAATACCTTTTTCTTGTAAGAATGTATGCCATCCTAAAACACCAATACCAATTGCTCTACCTTTAAGTGCTGAACGGTAAGTGTTTTCCATGAACTTAACATTTTTGGCTCTGTCAATGAATTCTTGTAATACACCTTCCAAAAACCAGCATGTCAATTCAGGCAAAGTCATACCATTTTCAAATTTGTAGTCTTTCCATTCGTCCCAACGTGCCAAATTCAAAGACGATAAACAGCAAATAAATGAGTGAAGTGGGTCTGTATAAAGTGCAATTTCAGAACAAATATTTGTCATTGAAACGTGCAAGTTATTGTTTTTATATGCTTGAGGATTGTTGTTGTTGACATTGTCTTCAAACATGATATAAGGTTCACCTGTTTCCAAACGTGTTTTAAGAATTTCTCCCCACAAACGTAAAGCGCGTGGTTCTTTATCCTCTAACTTGTTCATAAAGTCATCATCAATTACTACACACTGGTGTAAGTTAAGACATTGGCGGTTTACATCTCCTTTTGGGCGACGAATCATTAAGAATTCTTCGATATCAGGGTGGTTAATGTGTAAGTTAACTGAAGCTGCTCCACGTCTAACTGAGCCTTGGTTTGTAGCTAAAATAGTTGAGTCATAAATTTTAGCCCATGGAACTACACCTTCAGAAACACCATTACCAGCAATTTCTTTACCTCGGCCTCGAATTCGAGACACACCAATACCTACACCTCCACCTTGAGATGATAAGCGCATCAACTCAGAGTTTGCTAATGCAATTCCTTCAATTGAATCGTCTGTATCAATTCCAAAACATGAAATAGGCATTCCGCGTTCTGTTCCTAAATTTGATAATACAGGAGATGCTAAACATAGCCAATTTTTTTCCATTGCTTCATAAAAGAATGGTTGAAGATCTTTACGTTTTAATCTACGAGATGCAGCTTTCGATACTCTATGAA